TATTACTTAACCAATAAGCAACACCATCAATCTCACAACAAGCATTTTGGCCAATTAAACCACAGTTTGTACCAACCTGTTCAAATCCAAATGTAAATGGTGAACCAACAAATTTCATAGAGTATAAAGCATTATCAGTCCACACTAGAATATTTTCTTTAGCAACGATAGCTCCCATAATTTTGGTACCATCTTGTAGTCTATAAGTTCCAGCACTATTATCAGCGGCCGGAGCATAGGTATTTATCTCTCCTTGATTCGAGAACCTAATAAACATATCATCTTGAGTTGTATCATCACCAACAGTTGTTTCAGTTCCTAAATGAATTAAGTGACGTGTTGTTGGAGATATTAAAGTCATTCTACTTGAAGTTGGATTTCCTAAAGCTCCATTAATATTTGTTGCATAATTATTTGTAGTAGTTGAAGCTCTCGCTGTAAATCGAGCTGAACCACTTATTCCTGAATCCCATGTAAAAGTTTTTCCATTAGAAACTGTTCCAACTAAAACTTGACCCCAGTTACTTAATGACCATAAACCTGGTTCAAGTGAAACACTCGAAGCGTTAACAGCGTCTCCCCATCCATTCCAATCTGTTGCATCGTAAACAATTGTTGCATCACTATGAGCTTGTCCATTTGAAGTTCCGGGAGTTGCTGTTCCATACGCACCCCTTGTAATAGTTGTTAAATCTGGAGCTGATATACCTGTATAAGAAATTAATTCTCCCGTACCTAATACACCAACAGAGGCAACACCTGGATTAGAAAATCCAGTGCTTGAAGTTAAAGTAACTGATGTACCTACTCCTCCCGTTCCAGCGGTGTCGGCATTTAAAGCTCCATCCAAATCATTTGAAAGACTTCCTGTAATATTTCCACCAAAGTTTCCAACACCAAAACCATAACCATAAGTTTGTGCTGCTGGTCCAACTCTTTGATAAGGTTGAACAGTCATACTTCCACCTGTAGCTACGACGGAGCTTGCTTGATTTGATGAATTAATAGTGAATGTAACATTAGTTGGAACCGTTAAAACTTGAAATTTTTTATCTTCGAACTGCGTAGCAAGTAATCCCGTACCACCCGGAAGACTAACAGAATCCAAAACTATTATATCTCCTACTTCTAAATTATGTGCTAAAGTTGTAGTAATAGTACAAGTTTTAACTGTGGTACTATCGGTTGCTAAAGTGGAAGATGTAAAAGTTGTTTGTACTCCGGCGTTGTTTGATCGCCAAGGAGTTATATCATAAAGTTTTCCTTCAAAATATATAAGTAAAAATTTATCTGTACCAATAGCAACATATCTATTACCATCAGTATCAACAAATGCATGAATTTTTCTAGCAACTCCGTGAATTGTTGTGTCTGATAATAAAGAAGCCCATCCTCCTACTTTTTCAGGAAGACCGTATCTAAATCTAGTATTATCTGAATCTACCCATCGACCATTAGCACCGACACTGGTGTCTTGTTTATCAATCCCTGGTAAAAATTTAATGGATGTAAGAGCCATTTTTTAAGCTCCTATGTTGGGAATACTGTCGTATTATTTTTATAAGCCCAGCCTCTAGTTGCATCAATATAAATAAGAGTTGATGACTGACCATCAACATCTAATGCATCGTTCGATGCAGCACTCATAATATTAGATCCATTTCTATCAACAGTAACGTTGTTAGAATTAAAGTTTCCTCTTGAATCAACAATAGTAACTTCATCACCAGTGGCTGGTGAAGCAGGTAGCTGAACTGTTATTGTAGACGTAGCTGTGTTACAGAATATTTGATCTCCTGCAACAGCAATATATGTACTGTACGTATGATCTATTGGAATAAATCCTTTTTCTAAAAGAGTAGTGACAGTTTCACTTCCATTAGATTTACATAGCATAGTAGCTGCAACAGGGATAGGTTGTGCTGTTCCAGATGCAGTTAAAACACTTAAAGTATATTTATTAGTTCCATTTCTATTTGTATCATCTTTAATAAACCAAACTCTATTGGCCGTTACTGGCATAGTTAAAGTTCTATTAGCTGCTAATGTACCATACAATCTAATGTACATGTTTTTACCATTAGAAGTAGATCCATCAGTTAAAGCAAGTGTTACACTTGCCGCTGCCATATCAATTGATACAACTCCTGTAGATGATTGTTCTAAAATTTGTAAGTTAGTATTAGTAATTCCGCCCCATTGACCAGCTTTCTCACCGGTTGAGATTAATTCTAATTGTGTGTTAGTTGAATAAGTTGATGCCATAATTTTAATAAGGGACTATTGGTACCCAAACCATAGATACTCCTGGTCCAATTTCACTCCATGTTATTGCTTGTGCAGTTCCTGTAGAAAGCGTTAAAGTACCTCCTGTAGGCTCTACATTTGCGTCAGCTGTTATTGTAACAGTTCCTGAAGTAATTACAACCCCAGATCCGCTAGGATAAGAGTTAGCATCTGCTGAAACTGTAACTATTCCAGTACCTAAAACATATGATGATTTAGTTGGATCAACCTCGGCATCAGCTGTAACTGTAACCGTTCCAAGTCCTAGAACAACTTGACTGCTATGTGGAAGTTCTGTGATAGAATCGGCTGTAATACTAATGTTTCCAATACCAAGAGTAAAGGATACCTTAGTAACTGAAACTGTTACGTTGTTTTGATTTGTAATGGACGCAAAAGGTAAAGATGCAAATCCGTAATCACTTCCTAAGAGCATGGTTACGCTCCGTTGTCGATGATGTTATTGCCCTCTATCTTGGCCCATTCTTGAATTGCTTGGTAATCTGTGTTTGCTTCAGCTAAAGGTACTGAAACTGAAACATTACTATTTTCATAAGTTATTTGATAACTTACAAATTCTCCTAAAAAATAATTTTTTGTTACTGTATTAATCATAATTATAACTCCGCACTAAATGCTACTGAAGAACTTGCATTTGCACTTCTAAATGCTCCTGCTACACCTTGTGTTAATGCACCAGCAAATGAACTAAAAGCTATTTGAGCAGAACTTTCAGTTCCTGTGCTTAAAACTAATGGTCCATCAAAACTTGTACCAGTATTATTTCCAATAAAGTTATAATAGCTAGTTCCACTTGTAGTTTCTATAGATGGAGTAGTTCTCATTTTTACTGGAAATATGTATATTCCAAAAGCATCATTACTATTATAAGCTCCAGCTGTACAAATTCCTTGACCACTACCATTAATTGGTCTGTTAAAATATCTTTCACATCTTTCTAAATTTTGACCATAAGAAACTGCTTCAAAATTCGTGGCCACCGAACCGGCTTCCATTTGAATTCCTGTAACCCATAAATTATTAGATGTGCTATTAGCTAGATTGACTTGACCTACGGCTCTATTCGCAGTGACCGTACTATTCCATGAAGTATTTAAAGTACCTGAAGTATAATTAGTTCCAGCGCCTAACCAAAAGAAAAGATTAAAACTTCTTGCATTGTCGTTATCCAAAGCTCCAGTTGTATCTCCGGCAAAAGTTAAAGTTTTTTTCTCCCACGTTGAAGCATCTGAAATAGTGTAGGCTTGTGATATACTTCTTGTATTATCATCATCTCTTAATTCACAAATATATGTTCCAGTTAAAACAGATTTTATCCAAAAAGATACGGTTATAGGAACTGCATTTGAAGTTCCTTTTTTTAAATATTGTAAGTTTTGTCCTTCAAATCTTTGTTGAAAATTTAGATAATCAGAAACAGCAGGAGAAGCATCAGCAGTTGTATTATTTATTTTAAAAGAATTTGCAAAACCTTGACCAGTTGGAACATCGGTATCTTGAGATAAAGTCCAAGTTCCTTGACTAGATAAATTAAAATACCATCTATCACAAAGAAATTGGGATGTTGTAACACTTGCGTCTGATGTTGATCTCTGTGCCACGGCCATATCCCCATTGATACAAATATTCCTGAAGTTCGGTTCACGAACATCTGCTATTGCTGCTGGTTGAATTCTTGTTAGTGCCATTATGCTCCTATAATTTTGTATGCTCCCCAAGTACCAGTATCTTGCTCTGGGTATGAACCTCCATTTACAGTTACGGTACCACCACTATTTTGATAAGCATAACATTCTAAATAATCATCGTCATCTAATGTTACTGTTATTCCTATAACTTTTGTTGTAACATTAGTTATAAATTCTACACTCTTGCTAATAAGAGCACCATTTAAATAAAGACCTATTGAAGCACTATAAATATCACTTGTTTGGTCATATCTAAATTTTCCCCAAACCCAATATTTACCTGCTACTGCAGGAGTAAATCTATATAAGCTGACATCATACGTAGAATCCGTATCAAAAACTTCTGCATCCATTTCTAATTTTGTCCAACTAGCATCTCCTATTGTTTGATTACCATTCATATAGGCTTGAAAAGCTGGAGTATTAGCTAAAGCTCCAGTAATAGTAGCACCTGTCGCATCTAAAGTTGCACCTGAAGGAATATCTATCGTATCCCCACTCGCGCCAATTGTAATAACATCACCGGCTTCGTTGATAATAT